TCGTTTGGAGAGGTTGCCGTTTTCTGGAAGGTTTTCATCGGCATAAGTAAGTGTCACATAACACGCGACCTGATCGCGCGTTGTTTGCAGCTCGTGCATTCCGCGTACGCCCCATTGACGGGTCTGTTCTGCGCGGCAGCCAACGCATTGGCCGCACGAGAGAGTGAGTAATCCTCTCCAAGGACCGCCAGGAGCCGGCGGATTGAGGTGAACCAATCCACGCGGCCCCCGGTAGCCGTAACGGGGATGGAAGCAGGCCACTAAAGCCTGACACCACCACGGGGGACTCCTGAGCGGGTGTTTTTGGGATGAGAACCAGAGGTTTTTTTGAAAAGTTTTCGACTTTTCCCTTTGCTCATCCGGCGTCGAGCCATTTTGACTCTCCTTTATTTTGTTTTTTATTGACAGGATCTTAAGAGAATCCTGTCAGTTGTTCCAGTTGAATCAAGTGGATTCTGGAACGGGTGGATTTACATCCGGTGTTTCCGGTGTAGTTGGCGCGGTTGGCACGGGTTTTGGTTTTGCAGACTCGGGCAAAAGCCCGAGTTCTATGCACTCCTCGAGATTCTCGGGATCGTCGACAAACGGGAGGAAGTTTCCGACGTCGTGACCCACGCGCTTGCGTATTGCGGCCGGTAGTTCTTGAAACATCGACTGCGCTTCCGCGACGATGTTCATGGCCTCATGTAGATCGGGGAGTCCTGAGACGTCCCGATATTCTCCCAGCGCTTGGGAGATGTGTGTTAGCTGGCCGGTTTTGTTGTACCGGGCCAGGATGTTGTTGATGTTTGTTTCTGCCTCGGCGCTTTGTTTGGTTCGTGATTCGCCCCAGTCTTTTGGGCCTTCTTTCTTTGGATGCATACTCATTGGTTTTACCTTTTGAAGTTAGGATCAGTAAAATTAGGGCCATCGCGACCTTTCGGTGACGCGCCCAAGTTCCTGAATTGCTTTTTGGAGGCTGCGCCTCCTAGTAGTTTGCCGAGGCTAACGGCACCGAGTCCTTGAATGGCAGTGTTCGCCAGAGGCGTCCATTCTTTTGCATGCGCTGCCCACCTAGTATGAGAAGCACCAGCCACTTCAGCGTTGAGTCTCGCCCTTGGAAGTCCAAAGGCGAGCAGTGCTTGTTCGGTTGCAATTTTTTGGTTTGTGTAGTGTTGCCCCCAGGTCTGTTTTCTTATGAGTTCCTTTTGCAGCGTCATTACTTCGCGCGTTGCTTTGTCCTGTTTTCCTTTCAGGTAGTGACCCGAAGACGCTTGCAGGTCAGGGAGTCGAGCTGGGTTGGGGGACGCCATTGACGGCGCGCCCCCAGCAGAGAGTATGGGATTTAGACCTGCCTTTCGCAGGTCGTCGACCTCCCATTGATGACGATTTTGCATCATCCTTTTTTGACGGCTCCATGCTAGGTCGCCCTCAAATTTTCCTGCTATTGCGGATGCGGCTCCGCCCGCGGCGGCAGCCGCTGCACCCCAAGACATTTTACAGTCTTGTCAGGCCGGGTGTGTTGAATACCGGCATGACCCTTGTGGTGCGATTAGTGAAATAGCAGTCCATCAGCAGATGGGGTTCCGATGTGACCGCGATAACGCGGTCTACGGGGGGATCCTCTTGAATGAAGGTATCCCCTAGAGTTGGCAGCGTGCCGAATTCTTCGGCCAAGTGCCATTGAGAGAGTGGGGCAATGAAGTTTGGACGCATGATGGCTGTGCACATCGAGTTGCCGTATTTGTACTCGGCAAAGCGTTCCTGGTAGCCCCAGACGAGATCGTCATTCGCGTCGTTAGACACGAAGATCTCTTTATTGTAGACGGGTTGTTCGCCCAGGTGCGCGAGGCTTGGTTCGTAGTAGTCGTAGCGTGTTTCCCGGCTCCAGTGTCGCGGTACGCCTTCGAAGTATGTGTAATCACTTCGTAGACTGACCAGTCCGATCACGTAACCGTGCTCGGTGAACGAGTGGGTAAAGCCTCCGGCGTTCCCTTGCGCTGTGCCGAAGCCGGCCAGCTGGCCGGTGAATCCGTCTGTACTAGACCCTGTGTCTGTACCTTGCGTCGTGATCGGCACTGGTGTGACCGATACGTTTAGTGAGCCGCCACCGAGATACTCGGGGCGTTGTAGTCGCTGGTCGGAGCTCGTGACTCCGAATCGAGCTTTGAGCTGCTCGGTGTAGCGAAGCCCACCTCGAGCGTCGAGTTCCAGCGTTTGTTGAATTGCGATTGATTGACGCAGTTGGTTGATTGTATTGGCCTCGGCGGTATCCAGATCCGCCTCCAGCTTCGTCTCGTTCCATTCTGCAGACGAATTGCTACTAGCAGCAGAGACCCACTCGGCTTGCACCGCGGCTGTGCGGCCGCCCTTGAGTGGCGAGGCCGTAACGCCCGCCAAGTCGAAGGTCGGTATGCCGTCCCCGGCCGCGGTCACCGGAACGGTCCCGCTAATGATTCCAGGCACTGTGTCCCCTGGTGCCTGTGGGAAGGGAAGACAGCCTGTTAGATAGTCCTTGCGCTTGCCCCGATGCATTATCAGGTGGTCGCTTTCAAGGGAGTTGGCGTCTCCTTTGTCTTGCGGGACTTTGTCTTGCAAGAATTGATCGCGGAAGAATTCGTTCCAAATTAGGTTGTATCCGCGAAACGGCATCGCGTTTACTTCGATATCAATTGCGTTGATTGGAATGCCCATGTAGTCACCCATATCGGCATTCAGAGAAACTCCGCCGGAGATTTCTATTTGAGGGACGGTATATGATGTTGAGTCGTCCGGGTTTTCTTTCTCGCCTTGGAATTTTTGCCAGTTTTCCCATACGAGCCGATTTGGCACGAAGAAGAAAAACGTGGACAGTATGAGGTTGTCGAGAAAGGGTTTGAGGGGTGTTGCCAGCCATGCCTTAATCTGGCAAGTGAGTTGGAATGTATCGCCGGGGAGGACCTCGTCGACGATGATCGGATAGATCATGCCGGCGTCTATTGAGGTTATTGTGCGAGAAGGTCGGTCGATGCTTGACCTTTCTCGGTTAATGCCGGTTTGAGCTACGGCATATGAATGTTGGTTTTTGCTGAATGATTTCTTTCTGGTCTTAGCCATTGTTCGTTGTTTCCTTTGTCGGCCAAGTCGTGCCGTTCGTCATTGCGAACGGGGCCGCTGTGAGTCCTTTTTGTTTCAGGGTAATTGCATTGCAGCAGTGTTGAGGTGTTGATTGTAGATGGAAGGTCCCTTCCATCTGGTTGAAGTCTCCGAAGTAGAACAGTGCGTAGTCCTCGGAGAACTGATTGAAACTGCCGTCGCCGTTAACGGCTTTCGTAAACTCTCGTTTTGCTGTTTCAATATTGTTAGAGAAGAACGGTTGCAGATAGGCTTGTGCCTTTGCGTCGTAGATCGAGAAGAGGGAGATTGTGTTGATGTTGTTGCCCATGGTTGTGTGTTCCTTTTTTGGTTGTTGACGGAAAGAGATTGGTTTGGTTTTAGATTGGCGCGTTTTTTGTCACGTCCACTATTAATTGAAGTATGTTGATCGTGATTTCTAGTATCGCTGTTATTAGAGACATAGTCCTTTATTTCCTTTTGTAGCTTGCGTATTTCGCAGTGAACACTTTTTTTTTGACGGCTAGCCGTATGGGGCAGTTGTCCTCCTCGTATTTGCTTGCGCTGCGCGTTCTTTTGATCTTGATTTCCGCCATTTCGGCGGGATAGTTTGCCTCGTACCACCGATCATAGAAGTCGGGTGGACATCCGAGTTTTCCGTTTACGAGTACTTCGTCTCGTGGGTATACCTCGGGGTGGAATTTTTCTATCCAGTTTTTGCCGAGCCCTGGGTTTCGCGACATCAGCGCGAACTCGGGCACCTGGTCGTATACCTCCCCGGTGGTTTTATTGATTCGGGTGTAATGTGCCTTCGCCTTTAACCCGTTTATCTTTTTGTTGATGTAGCCTGCGACGTAGCTCACGCTGTCGAAGGAGACGGCTCCTATTAAGTGCGTACCGTGAGCCCATATTTTGCCCAGTGTGGCGGATGTGAAGAGCGGATCCCCATGCTCATTCTTCTTGTAGAAGGCCTGATCCGGGAAGTCCAGGCCAAACAGAATTGCATGGAAATGGCAGCGGTTGGTGTGTTCGTCGGAGCCGTATTCTCCGCACATGAGGAATCGGAAGGGACCGAATTTTGCGCGGAGTTTTTTGGCAAAGAGTTGCCAGT